GCACATTTACCAATGTGGATTATGATGTAAGTGCTACCGCAATGACAGGTGGTGAAGTTGTACAACTAGACTATATTACGAATACTGTACAGGCTGGTAGTGGCGTTGACGCACCAACAGGTTACAAGTTTAGTTTGCAGCTTGGTAGAACAATAGGTGGCACAAGCGATATTATGACGGTTGGTATTCGTACTGCCGTAACAGGTACACCTGCAGGTTCAGCTATTGGCTCACTTATCTTTTATGATTTGACCAACGGGGTGTAACATGACAACTAAAAATCGTACAGTTGGCATAGAACTAACCACAAGCAATCAAGATTTGTATACCGTTCCTGCGAACCACGAAGCAAACATCAAAAGTATCTATGTAAATAACGCCAGTGGAAGTGCCGTTACGTTTAGCCTCGACTGGTACAACAGCCAAAACACCACATATTACACTCTGGCTGAAACTGTCAGCCTCCCTGCGAATAGCCTTCTTCAAATAACAGAAAGCTTATGGCTCTACAAGGCAGATAAATTTCGTGGTCTTGCCAGTGCCAACAGTGCCGTAACCGTAGTCTTCAACATCGAAGAATCGTACATTCCGACGAGGAAATAATGAACTACCTCCAACTCTGCAATGCCGTCCTTCGTGAAATCAACGAGGTTGAAATCACCAACGTGACTTCGACTCGCGGCATCCAGACATCGGTTGCCGACTTTATCAACAAGGCACAGCGCGACATCATCAACTCCGAAGTCGAGTGGCCGTTCACAGTTGTGAGCCAATCGTTCACCACGACAGCCGGTACGGCAGAGTACGCCCGCGAGTCCGATGCAAAGACCGTTGACTTCGACAGCTTTACCGTCCAAGAATCCGCAAGCACCGCAGAACGTACGCTCAAGTATATTTCGTTCGAGGAATACTTGGAGACGCGCAACGAGGCCGACACCAACCCTGACACGGGTTCGCGGGCCGTTCCTGACTACGTGTACGAAACCCCCGACAGTAAGATTGGTCTGTCCCCCGTTCCGGACGAGTCCACCTACACCGTCCGCTACTATTACTACCAGACGAACTCGGACATGGCTGCGAACACGGACACCCCGACGATTCCGGAACGCTTCCACGATGTTATCGTCAATCGCGCACGGTACTACGCCCACATGCTCCGCTCGGACGTGCAGTTCTCACAGCTTGCCTTGCGCGACTACACGGAGGGCTTGAGCCGGATGCGTGTCGAACTCATCAACCGTAAGGACTACATGAGGGCCGTTTAATGCCAGATACCTCACTATTAAGTCCGTTTATTGTGAGGCTCGGTGGCGGCTTGGTCTTGGATAAGGATGCGTTTACGCTTCCCCCCGGTGCGGCAACCCAGTTGCAAAACTTCGAACCGGATATCAACGGTGGTTACCGGCGTATCAACGGCCACACCAAGTACGATTCGAACCAAGTTGGCGGCTCGTCGGATACAATTCTCGGCGTACACATCTACAACAATCAGGTGATTGCGGCACAGGGCACGGCAGTTTACAAGGGTACGGGCAGCGGCTGGACGAGCATCGACACGGGCCGTACCTCCGCAGGGCGGTACGATTTCACCAACTTTAATTTCGACAATACAGAGAAGGTGATTTGGTGTGACGGGGCGAACAACGCATCGGTTTACGACAATAGCACCGTAACGGATATCAACGCCAGTGGCGCACCCGCCGACCCCTCCTTCGTTGCCGTATTCAAAAACCACGTGTTCTTCGGCGGCATGTCCACGAACCCGCAAGAGGTTGTGTTCACGGCCCCGTTCGATGAAACGGACTTCTCTACGGCCAATGGTGCCGGTTCGATACGGGTAGACAGCCCGGTCAAACGTCTCAAGGTTTTTCGTGACAGGCTCTACATCTTCTGTGAAGACCAGATTTTCTTCCTTGCCGGTTCGTCGGTTGCCGACTTCCAACTCCAACCGGTTACTCGGAACATCGGGTGCGTAGACGGATTTAGTGTTCAGGAGATTGCCGGTGACGTTGTTTACCTCGCCCCTGACGGCTTGCGTACGATTGCCGGTACGGACAAGATTGGTGACGTTGAACTCGGTACGGTCTCGAAACAAATCCAGCCCCGGCTCGACAACATCGACACGGACCGCATCTCGTCCCTAGTCATCCGCAACAAGACCCAGTATCGCCTCTTCTTTCCGAATGACGCCCAAGCAGAAAGTGCCGCATCCGGTGTCATCGGCGTCATCAAGAGCGGTGTCGAAGGCGGAATGGGCTGGGAGTACGCAGACATCAAAGGGGTCAAACCCGCGTGTTGTGCGTCCGGTTTTATCAGCGGTACCGAAGTCGTAGTTCACGGCGGATACGACGGGTACGTCTACCAGCAAGAGTCGGGTTCGACTTTCGACGGCACGAACATCAAGGCAATTTACCGCTCTCCGGACTTCACGATGGGCGATGCCGGTATCCGCAAGCTGATGCAGCGTATCATCTGGAACTACGACAACGAGGGTGCCGTCGATTCCAAGTTCCGTATCCGCTACGACTTCAGCGCAACGAACGTACCGCAACCGGCGGAATACGATTTGACGACCGGTGCGGCCATCGCAATCTACGGATTGGCAACATCGACATACGGCACGGCGGTGTACGGCTCATCGGGTTCGCCGCTCGTACGTCAGAGCGTCGAAGGGGGCGGGTTCACAGTTGCCGTACGCTTGGACGACAGAGCAGGAGCAGCACCAATTTCAGTGAAAGGTTACCAACTCGAATTCACTCCGGGTGGTAGGAGATAACACATGGCAGGTTACACACGACAATCTACGTACACCGACGGCGACGTTATCAATGCGGCGGATTCCAACGACGAGTTCGACCAACTCCTCGCCGCGTTTAACAACTCGACGGGTCACAAACACGACGGCACCGCCGCAGAGGGTCCGGTTATCGGCCTCATCGGTGACCCCGGCATCACGACCCCTCTCAACAAAGTCGTCATCGACAATCCGAACAACCAGATTGAATTCTCGGTTGACGTAGCGAGTTCGTCCGTAGAGCAGTTCGTCGTAAAGGATGGGGTAATCGAGCCGACGACGGACAACGACATCGACTTGGGTTCGTCTGGCAAAGAGTTCAAAGACCTGTATATCGACGGCGTTGCGTACGTAGACTCGATTGCGATGCCGACCACGACGGTCACGGACATTCTCGACGAAGATACCCTGTCCTCCGATAGCGACACTGCGCTGGCTACTCAGCAGTCCATCAAGGCGTACGTGGACTCGCAAGTTACCGCCCAAGACCTCGACTTCCAAGCTGACACAGGCGGTGCCCTGTCGATTGACCTCGACTCCGAAACGATGACGTTCACGGGCGGTACAGGCATTGATACTACTGGTTCAGGCAACACTGTTACTTTTGCTATTGATAGCACCGTAGCCACCCTCGCGGGTTCGCAGACCCTGACGAACAAGACCATCGACGCGGACAACAACACCGTCTCGAACATCGAAGTTGACAACCTCAAGTCTGGCGTACTCGACACGGACCTGACCACCGTAGCCGCAACGGACACCACCCTCGCTTCGGCAAAGGCCATCAAGACGTACGTCGATGCACAGGTAACCGCACAAGACTTGGACTTTCAAGCCGATACGGGTGGCGCACTCAACATCGACCTCGATAGCGAAACCCTGACCTTTACCGGTGGTACGGGTATCGACACATCCGGTTCGGGAAATGCCGTCACCTTTGCAATCGACTCGACCGTTGCAACCCTGACAGGTACGCAAACCCTCACGAATAAGACACTCACGTCGCCCACAATCACCACGCCAACCTTAGACCTGTCCGGTGTAACCTCCTCTGGTGACTTGGCCGTTGCTGACGGTGGTACGGCAGCTTCGACAGCCGCCGGGGCACGTACAAACTTGGGAGTAGCCATTGGTTCTGATGTCCAAGCTTATGACGCAGGTCTCGCTTCTATTGCTGGCCTCACTACCGCTGCCGATAAAGCGATTTATACTACGGCTAGCGATACGTACGCAGTCACCGACCTTACGGCGTTTGGTCGTAGTCTTATTGATGACGCTGATGCTGCAGCGGGGCGTACCACGCTTGGCTTGGGTACGGCAGCAACGTCGGCATCGACTGATTTCGTAGCTGTAACTGGCGATAGCATGACAGGTAACCTGTCGTTTGGCGACAACGACAAGGCCATCTTTGGTGCTGGGTCGGATTTGCAGCTTTATCACGATGGCACAAACTCTTATGTGCAGGACGCTGGCACAGGTGATTTGAGAATTTCAGGAAACAATGTCAACATCATGAACGGTGCAGCCACTGAAAACTATATAGTCTGCACCAACAATGGCAGTGTCGCTGTAAAGTACGACAATGCAACAAAGGTGGAGACAACCACCTCCGGCATCGACGTGACCGGCACGGTGACGGCTGATGGTGCTACCATTGCAAGCCTTACCTACCCGATATCGGATGGTACGAGTGGGCAGGTACTGACAACTAATGGTGCAGGTACGCTATCCTTCCAGCCTGTAACTGAAACTGACCCATCCGCACTCGCTTTTGCAATCGCTTTGGGTTGACAAACGTACGAAAATAATCTATAATGTATCCGAAGAGGGATTAACATGGCAAACGCTTTTCTATGTGAAACGGACACAGCAATCGGAACGTCCCCAGCGACCATTCTGACTTGTGGTGCCTCTACCGAAACAACAATCATCGGCCTGTCTGTTGCAAACATCGTAACGTCACAGATTACTGTTGACGTAATTCTCGATGCAAGCGGACGTACCAGTGGTGCAGAGGACGCAGTTTATCTCGTCAAGGCTGCACCTGTACCTGTAGGCGGTACACTCGTTGTTGTTGGTGGTGACCAAAAAGTCGTTATGGAACCGGGTGACATCATCACGGTAACGTCCGACACTGCCTCGTCTGCTGACGTGGTTCTTAGCCATCTTGACATTACGTAAGGGGTAACGGGACATGGCATCCTATCAGGGCAACACACCTGCAATCTCCTATTTTTCTACACCGGCTGTCCAGCAGTTTAACGGTGACGGGTCTACGACTACGTTTACCCTCAACCGTACCGTTGCTGACAAACAGTCGGTGTTGGTGTCTGTAGATGGTGTTATCCAAGATGCGGCATCTTCGTACACAATCCCTGATGGTGTTACTCTGACTTTTACTGCGGCACCGTCCACAGGTACTGCAAATATATTTGTGAACTTCCTTGACCTCACTGCTGGTTCTGTAACACCGCCAGCAGGAAACAAGGGTAACTTCAAGGGTGGTGGCCTATTCCGTACCAACGCACAGTCGTTGACTGCAGACACAACCATCCTTGCAACTGAGAACGCTAACGTGACTGGGCCGTTTACCGTAGCCAGCGGTGTGACCCTGACCGTTGAAAGCGGCGGGACATTGGTGACGCTATGAGTACCTTGAAGGCAGATACCATCCAATCGACCAGCGGCGGTGCGGCTACGCTGACGAAACAGAGTGCGGCGAAGGCTTTTGTTGACTACACATCTGACACAACTACAGCGGTCAACGGCTCTGCAAGTTTAAACGTAGCCTCGCTAAGTGACGGCGGCGTGGGGTTGACAACCACAAATATGACAAACGCTATGTCTGAGGCTAACTATTCAGTCCCGACAGGCACTCTTGGGGGTCTTACAGAGGGGACAAAGTGTTTTCAAAACGGAGCAAAAACAGCTTCTTCTTTTTCAATATATACAACTAGCGGTGCTGGTGCGGCGGGAGATATCGGCAATACATACGCTACAGTTCACGGAGACCTCGCATAATGGCAAGCATACTCAAAGTAGATAGCATGCAGGGTGTAACCAGCGCAGGTGATATCACGATTACCAGCGAGGGCGGCGCAGCTACGATGTCGTTGCAGCAGGGCGTGGCGAAGGCTTGGGTCAACTACACAACAGCGGCATCTTTTGTAAATAATGACAGTTTTAATGTTTCGTCTTTGACGGATGTTGGCGCAGGTAGTTGTAAAATAGTTTTCACAAATGTAATGAGCAACGATGCTTTCTCAACAACAGGTTTGCAGGTTATGGGTGCGGGACAGCTAGGATTGAACGCACAGGAAACTAATTTGACTTGGTGTATATCTTATAACACAAGCAATGCGGCGGCAGATTCTGGTGAGACAACAGGCACGGTACACGGAGACCTCGCATAATGGCTAGTGAACTGAGAGTAAACACCCTGAAAGATGCAGCCGGTGCGAACAGCGTGGCCTTGTCTACTGTTGCCAATGGTAGTGCAAAGGCGTGGTCACAGCAGGATGGGGCAACTGCTGTTGCAAACGACTCTTTTAATGTGGCGTCCATTACTGATGAAGGTACGGGCGATGCCAGCTTTACTTACACTAGTGCAATGAACAACGATAACTATTCACTTGTAGCCACGACTGGATACAAAGCGGCAACGTCTGTAGAAAATTCTATTGTGCGAGAGATTACTACTAGTAAGGGTCGTGTTAGAAATACAAATGATAGCGGAACGTATCGTGACCCCGGCGTTTATTGCACTTCGGTATTGGGAGACCTCGCATGAGTAAGGCAGCAGAACTCGCCGCACTGATTGGTGGAACCTCTGGTTCCTCTTTGTCGAACAGGAACCTTGTCATCAACGGTGCGATGCAGGTGGCGCAGAGGGGTACGAGTGCAGTTACCATTACATCTACGGGTGAATATCCTAATATTGACAGATACAGTGCGGGTGGCAACGACTCTAGCCTAATTAGCGTTGAGCAAAGCACAGATGCTCCCTCTGGCTTTGAATATTCCTTGAAGGTTACATCTCTTGCCGCATCCACAACTGATGCCGCTGACTACCAGTTTATTGGGCAGAGGGTGGAGGGCTACAACACGGCTCAACTTGATTGGGGTGCTTCTGGTGCTAAGACTGCTACCGTATCTTTTTATGTTAAGTGTAGCGTAACAGGCAATATTCCGTTTGTTATTGTGAACTCTAATGACACTAGAGTTTACGCTGCAAACTGTACCGTGTCTTCTGCAAATACTTGGGAATATAAGACCATAACTATAGATGGAGATATTTCAGGAACTTGGTTGAAGACGAATGGTATTGGCCTAAAATTTCAGTGGTATATGGCTCTTGGTTCAAACTTTCAAGGAACGCTTGACCAGTGGGGGACAGACTACGGGGCCAGTGGGCAAATAAATGTATGCAACACAAACGGTGCTACATTCCAAGTGACCGGAGTCCAGCTTGAGGTAGGCGAACAGGCCACGCCGTTTGAGCATCGGTCGTATGGCGATGAGTTGCGTAGGTGTCAGAGGTATTATAATGTTACAGGAACATCGGCTGGTCATTTTACCCCTGCGAGTGTTGGGGCATATGGCTACGTTCTTGCGCCTATGTCATTTCCAGTAGAGATGCGTTCTGCTCCATCTATGACTAATACATCATTTGATGATGCTGGGACAGGTTCATACCACGGTGCTTTCCAGTCCATAACGACTTACAGGTATGTGCAAGAAATGCGAGATGCAAGTGGTAATTTGTATGGCCAAACAATCAATACAGCAGATGCGGAGTTATAAGATATGAATGAAATGATAATTACAAATGCCGTGTATTATAATGACGCCTCTGGAAATCAGGATAGCATCAAAGCCACCATCGACGGCATTGAAATGTCCGTCCCCCTCGCCCCCGGCAACCGCCACTACGACGAAATCATGCGTCAGGTCGCAGCCGGTACCTTGACCATTGCGGATGCTGACTGATGGACATGACCAACCTCATCGACCTGCTGATTGGCGTCATCATCGTTGGCGGTGGCTGGTGGCTGAACCGGATGGCCAACGAGCAGAAGCGGCTGGAAATCCTCGTAAATCGCACACGAGAGGACTACGCCACCAAGTACGAATTGCGTGACGACATGAACCGTGTCATGGAAGCGTTGCACCGTGTCGAAGATAAGCTGGATAAAGTATTGCAAGGAAGTAAGTAACGATGGCAGCGATTACCACAGATGAACAACTGACGCAACAGGTCGGCAACATCGCTGGGACGCCTTTGCCAGCCGTGGAGCCAACCCTCACTACCGTGTTGCCGGGAGAGGAAATCGCGGTTGACACAGGCCAAATTCCCTCGCTGGCTCCCTTGGCCCCCACCCAAGCTGCTGAAACTGGCTTGGTCCCGGCTGCTCCGACGGCACCCGCACCGGAGGTAGGACAGGTTGCCGGGATAGCCGGTGTCACACCCGGACTCGAAGCCCTCGGTCCTGCACAGGCTGCACAGCTAACTCCTACCGGTCCGTACGTGGATATGACGGGTGTTGAGGGTACCGTGTCGCCGGGAGCAATGGCACAAGCGGCACAGGCTGAACTCGACCCCCGCGCAACCGTCCAGTACCAGCTTGGCGAACTGATGTCGAGCCTCGAATCCGGCGGCCCGATGCCAGCTTGGGCATCCCCACAGGTTCGAAAAGTGAATGCCATCATGCAAGCA